AATTTGCAGGTTGATGCCGCGTTTTTGCACAATGTTGTTATCTAACAGGTAGGTTAGCAAGCTGCAATTCCCAGCGCTGGATACCTTTACACTAACCAGATAGGCATAGTTTTCCCAAGACATGAGGATTGTGTTGATTAAATCGCTCTCAGAGTACTGGGCCGATAGAGCCGCAGCCGTTAGGAAGTCGTTGAAATCTTGCAAAACTTCATCTGGGGTTTTGTTTTTCCAGAGCTTCAAAGCCGCGCCAGAAACGCCATTGGGGTTCAATGCCGAGTTTGCAACTGAGGCAGCTGTGACGCGGGCATCGTTAATCAATCCGGTGATGCCAACAGAGGTAAACCCGGTATAAACTAATTTATCCAGGGTTTTGTTCCAGTTGGTTTGCAAGCCGGTTTGCAGTACTTCGTTCAGTCCACGCCCAGTGTTTTGGATTTTTTGCAAGTCCAGAAACTTGATGGCCATGTTGTTCATCCAGGGAAACACGGGGGTGTTATCTTTGGAGAAATTGGCTTGAATCAAGGGGATCACGTTGGTCGCGCCCGCAACAATACCGTCCTCGTTTGGACCGGCTGAAGCTAAATCGACGAACATGTTGGAGACCCACTCTAAAGCGCCGCCGCCCATGTCGTAGGGCATATCACGCTGCCACGTATGGGATTGCAGCGGCATATTTATTTCCATGTGGCGTTTTTCGAGTTCCCCGTTTAAGAACGCCTGACCAGAAGCGACAGCGGCATCCGAAGTGAGGATCAGAGGTGGTTTCATAGAATTCTCCAGTCTTGTCGTAAAATGTGAAAAATTGGCATCAAAAAAGCGCCAGCAAAGTATGCGAAGCGCCTATAGGAAAGGGTTTAAGGTTAGTTGTTAACTAATCTCAATTTAATTAATGCAACGTTATTGCCATCGACTTTGCCGTTGTACCAGGTCGCATTCGTCAATAGGATGCTGTTGGTGGTATCGCTGGCAGCCTCAAAGTCGCCAATCAATGCCGTGGCATAGGTTCCGTTTAAAACCGTTCTGATGTACACAGGACCGCCAGCTGTTGGCGTAGTGGCTCGCAAGCCCAGGTTCACGCAGAAAATGCCAAATTTGGCGACGTCTGCTGTTTGCTTGGGTGCGTAGGATCCACCCAGTCCCGCTGTGGTTACTGGGTAATCGCTGCGTTGGTGAACCTCCGCAAATGAAATGCCCGCGAAGTTTGCGGCTGTAAGTGTGGCATCAGCCAAGCTGACGCTGTTGTCGGCGTTCAGAATGACGGCAGCGCCAAAGGGAATGGCTGCCGAAGAAGCATTTACTGGATGGGGCTCAATGATGGCACCCATGCCGCTGTGGCTTTGGTTTCCGGCAAAGCCGAAATTCATAGTTAAACCGATGCTAGATCCGGTCATGTGGTTTTCTCCAGGGTTAAATCAGCAGCCAGAGGCACTCCTCAGATGGGAGTGCTTCCGTGCTGGTGATGAGGTAATAAATGTGGGAGTTGGTTTAGCCTTTAGCTTTGGCCATTAGTTCAGCGGCGCTGGTTGGAAATCCGGCAACAGCATGGGGCTGGTAAACTGCTTGTTGAGCTGCGGCAAACGCGTTCCAGTCGATAGGTTCATTTTGGGCAGCTGCAGCGTCTTTCGCCTGATTCACGATATTGGTGATGGCTGCATATTTGTTTTCAGAGGGTTTTTTGCCTAACTGAGCGCGGATGGCATCCTTGGCGATCTGCTTGTCTTTTTCTGGTAATTTAGCAAGCACTGGTTTAAGAGCGGCGGCTAGAGAGTGAATAGCGGCATCGGCAGCTTGCTTTTTACCTTCATCCTCGTCGTCATCATCTTCAGTGTTTTCTTTGTCTTCATCGTCGTCGGCGGCAAAGTAAGCATCCAAGGCGTCAGCATCAGCGGCTTTGGCCTTTGGCTTTTTGGCGGTCAATTCGTCGATAGTGGCCTGCATGGTGTCAATTTTGGCCTTCAATGCAGCGTCTTCGGTTTCTTTTTTCTTAGTTTCAGCCTCTTCTTTTTCGGCTTCTTCGTCTTTTGAAAACTTGGCCATTAGCTTTGCAATCAGGCCCATTTCGGCAGTCTTATCATTGGACACGGGGGCTGCTACTGCCTTTGTAGTGTCCTGGCTCAAGTACTTAACCATGGCGGCAACTTGTTCAGGGGTAGCATCCTGCGAGATCAATGCCTCAATAATTTTGGTGTTATCCATTTTGGTGGTTGCTCCTTTTTTCTTTTTAAAACTGTCTGTAATTGATACTCTTGGGCCTGCTCGCCCTCTTTCGACGACTGCAACGTGGTTTCCGGTTATGTTTACTTGTTTGAACCCATCCAGATAAGGCTCATACTCGCAGGCATAGCCGCAAGAAACCTCTCTGATTTTGTGGTCTAAAATTAATTTAATTAGGGTCGCATCATTGATCAGCAGGTCAGCGACCAGGTAGTCGCCATCCTGGCGAATGTTCCGCGCATGCCCGCAGACAAAGCGTTTTGCGTTATGTGGAGTGATGCCGTTATTGCCTGGCGGATGGGGAGTGGCGACAGGTTTGGACTCAAAGCTGCGCATGGCCTCTTTGTCAAAAACATTCTCTGGTAGGCGGTAGACCTTGACTAATTTATTGCCTAGGTCTTTTCTACCAATCTCATGGCCGTAATAGTCCTGGGGGCCAGTTCGGCCAATGTTGACGTTTTTGCAGAGTAGGAAGCCCTCTGGCGTTTCGGCAATGTTGTCACTAATTTTGAATGCCAAAATGGCCATGTCGTTGATGTATGGCACTATTTAAGCTCCGGTTGCGGTAAAATAGAGAAGTGGAGGTGTTGAAATGGATTTAACTTATCAACCGGCCAGTCCTGACCAGTTTGTTAATTTAATTGATGCCGAGGGCCAGCATATTCGCGTGAATGCCCGGTTTATGACGATTGCCGAGCAAAGCCGTGCAAGGGTTAGAGTTGAGGAAAAGTACCAGCTGAGAGGCGATGAGACCGACTACACGCAGATTATTAGCATCGGCGGCAGGCGGAGCGGAAAGACAGTGCCTACTGAAGCGCCAGAAACTGAGCCTTAGAGACCGTAATAATGCTATTGCCCTGCACCATGCGAGCTGGAAAGCTCTCAAAGTCTAAATCAACGACCGTCGCGGCAAAGCATCGGCAGTTCCAAATACAGCCTGGGTTATAGCAGCCGACCGATGGCAAGTCTATGAGCATCTCAGGGCTTGGCGGATTCAGGTAAGAACAAATCACACCTTGCATGTGGGCATGGCTTGAGCGCACCCGCTGGTCGCTGCTGGTCTCCCAGTGGTAGAAGTTAAGCCCTAGCGACTGGGATCGGGTCTGGGTGATGGCCGCTTGCGTCTTTGCGACTTCTGTCCGGGCAATGAGTTTTGCGCGGGCTTCGGTCAGCCTGGGCGCGGCTGCTCTGATTTCTTGCAGAAGGGCATCGGCCCGTTTGCCTGCAATAGTCTCGGAAGCAATGTGCTTCGTGAGCCCAGAGGCCACGTAGGAGGGCATTGAGGTGATGAGTTCGGCGTTAGTCTGGATGAGTTCATTAAAAGCTTTGCTGTGCCGCATTTCCGTTTTTAGCAGCATGTGAATTTCATGCGCCCGGCCACCTTGCTTTGCCGCCTCGCGCCAGGTCAATGCATTTTCACCGGCAACAGCCGAGACCATGCGCATTGCCGCAGCCTGTGCGAATTTGCGCCAGTCTGGGGAGACTGCCAGCACGCTCAGGGCTCCAAGGATACCGTCGAGGGTGCTATAGCGCTGGGCGATGAGCTCAACCTGCTGGGTTAGCTGGTTTAAGGTCGCAGCGTAGCGACGCTCGGTAGAGGAGCGGTATTTCCAGTTTTTTCGGTTCATTTCAGTCTAAGATCTTAACGGGGGCTTGTTTAGGCTTGTAGCAGTGGTCGTAAAGGTAATTCAGACAAGCTTTATCAACATTTGGATTTCCAAGAACAAAACCTGTGACATCATTGGAGTCAAAACACCCATTGCCATGAGGCTTGCCATCAGATGATACAAGTTGCATCTTAATAGTCTCCTCGTCAGCCGATAGAAGTATGCCCCAGCTCTCAACGTTACCCATTTTCAGCGCAATAGGCTTGCCACACTGTTTTCTGAGGTCATCAACAATACTCATCACATCACTCCGGTTTTTCCCTTTTATCAGTCTAGCCGTCGGCTTTCGCTGGCGTATCGTCGGGATCGGTGAGCTCTAGCGTTTCAATGACGTCGCTGGCCGCGTTGATAATTTCATCGGTCAACGTGGAGAACATGCCAGTGTCCTCGCCCATAGTTTTTAATTCTTTCAAAGCCACTTGGTTAGAGATTAAGCCCCTATCACTAGCGCCAAAGATAATGTCAGACTCAGATTTCATAATTTCCGCCCGCACTTTATCAGGTATAGTGCGCACTGGATTGAAAATATACTCTATATCGTCAGGGATGCGGCCCATTGCAGACATGCAAATAACAGGCAAAAGCTTGTCCATAGCCGGACGCAGGTGCTCTTCCTGCTCTTCTTCGATGACATCAGCAAAGTTTTCCATGTCACTCTCGCCAGTGGCGTTCATGCCGCCAGGGCTAGTGCCAAAAAGCTTTGTAACTGGCATCTGACAGGCCCCTGCCATGTCGGATTTAAACGTCTCGTAAATCTCAGCCATGCCCGCGAAGGTGTACTGCAAAGAGGTCATATCGTCATCTTTGCCCATGACTGACATGCCAAAGTTGCTCATCAGAGCGTTTTGATTCGAGAGGGTGTTCTGAAATTGCTGCTGAGCGGCATCATTGCCAAGCCCAAGGGTCTGGCCCAGGTCATCCATTTTCAGGATTCTCAGGTTAGCCAGGAATGTTAAACCGGCAATGTTGGCGCTGGTATTGTCGCGTTTCTTGAGCTCTTCAAAGACCGCTTCCATCTTGGACGCGCCCCAGTAGCTTTCAGCCTGGAACTCCCAGTTGGGCAGGTCGTCGCCGGTAAAGCGAACAACACGGGAATGATGCACCCTGTATGAGCCATTGCCTTCAGCAGGCGCTTGAAGTGATGCAGGATTATAAAAACAATAGTATTCAGGCAGGCCGATTTCTGGGTTTCCGAGTTCTGAAACTAGCTCAGTTTGCGGGAAAATGCCCTGCCACCGGTCAACGATGAGCAGCCCTTTGAAGTCGCCGGGCATGATCGAATCATAGTCTAAGGGCTCGCCTAACTGGTCCTCCTGCCCTTCCAGCAAGATTAAACCGGCTGCCCCACCATAGAGCCTGCCCAGTTTTAATCCTTTCAATATGGAGCGTTTTAGGCTGGTCTGGCGCTCAAGCTTTTTCAGCTTGTCCAGTTCTTCGGGCGATATGTCGGCGTTGTACGTGAGCCAGTTCTTGCACATGGCCTTGGGGATTACGTCAATGATGCGCCGTACTATCCAGTTGCCGCGATACATAGCATTGAGCAGATTGTAATTTTGCGTCATGCGGTTCATGACGTAGGTCGAGCCTTCCATAAGGCTTGTGGTTCCAATGCCGGTGCGTGCCAGGAAGTTCTGGAAGGCGTCCAAGGTAACAACGCCTTGAACGGCCTTTTGCAAGGCTTGCGAGGAGGTCTTCTGGCGCTGTACTTTGGTGCGTTTGGACATGGTGATTCCTTACATTCGGCTCAGCGAGACGCAATGATTGCAGTAGCGTAGGATGCTATATTTGGGCCTAAAGTATCTGCGGCACTTCTGACATTGCTTTGCCAAGCCCAGGAAGGCTAATAGCTTTTGCCACATGGTTAATCCTTTTTAACGGTTGGCCGGAAAAGAGAGGCAAACCAGGAAATAAGAGAGCTTATGGCTACAAATTGCCAGAAACCAAGTTCGGGAGCGCCAAGGGGAACGAGCGCGTAGTTGTAAAGATAGAAGAGAACGTAATCAAGACATGCGCTAGGCAATCAAATAACTTATCTTTTGACATTTTTATCACCTCAACCTTATTCCAAGTAAGAAAAAGCCGGTCCAGCTATTGCTGCATTTCGGCCAGAGTCATTTTCTGCAACCAGCTCGCCATCCTTAGTCCAGAGTTGGTAAATAGTTCTAAACGGATCGGATTCTGTCCCGGTGCCGCGTTTAAATTTGCAAGCAATCAGCTCAACTAATTTTGCCAAGTTTTCACCCTCAACCTTGTCTATCGAAAACGGTCGTTTATGAGAGAGCATGCGAGCTCACCCGAAATGGATCAGTTTTTGCCCTGCTGATCTCTCAAAACTGTCTCTTGCTTGCTGATCTCTCGAATGGTATGATTTTAATGAGTTATGAGAGATGGATCTTAAAAATGAAAATGATTTGCTGGTATTCGGATGGTGCCGCTTCAGCAGTTGCTTCAAAATTGATGGTTGACCAGGGCAATGATTGCCGGATTATCAAAACCGAAACTAATAGCGAGCATCCTGATAACGCCCGTTTTCAATTGGATTTTGAGCGCTGGGTAGGGCAGAAAGTGGAGCTGCTGCACAATGGCAAGTATCACGATGTAGATGATTGTGTAGAGAAGACTCGCTTTCTTCGTGGGCCAAAGGGTGCCAGATGCACCACTGAGCTTAAGAAGAAGGTGCGCTTTCAGCTTGGCGAGCTGGATAAAGTTCATGTTTTCGGCTATACCGCAGACTTAAAGGACTCCGAGAGGGCTTTCAAGCTTCAGAAAGCAAACCCTGAATATAAAATGCAGTTCCCGCTAGTTGAGCAGGGAATAAAGAAATCAGACTGCTTAAATATCATTCGCAAGGCGGGTATTGAGATACCGGCAATGTACAAGCTTGGATTCCCAAATAACAACTGTATTGGCTGTCTTAAATCTGAAAGCTCAGATTACTGGCTAGCAATTAAGAAATATTTCCCGGAGGTGTTCAAGAAGAGGGCGCAACAGGAACGAGAGCTTGGCTTTGCCCTTG